GAAAGTCCTTCGCATTCCCTTACCCGACTTTGTACACAATAGGATTCTTAACATCATCCAGGTTTATCAGCACCCTGGAATCCTTACCATCTACCAATTGCTGATTCAGACACTACAAGATTTCGGTATCACACTTACGTGGTTATCTATACGACTTATGAAGCTCGTAACCAAACTGTGGGCCTCTGCGTTCCCCGACGCAGTAGAAGCCCAGGAGGTTTTCCCAGAAAAACCTATCCCTCTCGGAGAGACACAGTCTGGCGGTCAATCGGAAGTTAGCTCAGACCCAGATAACCTTACGGAAGTAATATCAGAAGCTACTGTAGGAATTGCACAGGCATTGACGAAGCAGGTGAGCCCGTCTGAAGAGAAGGGACTAATTTCACGATTAGTCTCCGAACTAAAGGCAGGCTTTACCGGCCAAACAATGTCCAACACAATTCGCAACACGAACGGATTGTGGTTGCTTTTGTCTCGTATTGTGAGCGCGGTCAAACAAGTTATGACGTGGATATGTCCCGACACTCACTTCCAGGCGGAAATGGAGGACTATCTTGCGTCTGCTCGAGTCTGGACCACCAGAGTACTCGAACTTGCACGACCAAACCTGCAACAACGAATCGCAGAACAACCCAATCTACAACAGGAGATTGTTGACCTTAAAACAAAAGCGGTCAGCATGAACACGCACATCCAGCAGTTCGACAAGCTGGGTGGAAAGTGGGCTGCCTTTGCCAATACCATACGTATGGCATTGATTAAAATCGACGAATTAGAACAAGCAGTCACCGACATCAGAAGAAGTAACACCGTTAGAAAGGAGCCCTTCATTATCTATGTTAGCGGCGATGCTGGGGTTGGTAAATCTCGGTATATCAAGGATTGTTTAATCCCTGCAATTGCGGAGTTGGAGAAGTGGCCTCGCGCTACCCTCACTTACATCAATAGTCCAGGCACTGATTTCTGGGATAACTATTCTCACCAACGAATAGTTGTCTTTGACGATTTCTGCCAGGACCGTGAGTCGGAAGCGCCGCTTTCTCTCATCAACTTCGCAACTGCAAACCCCGCCGCAGTTAACATGGCTTCTTTGCCCCAGAAAGGCAAACAGTTTACTTCAGAGGTCATCATCATTGCATCTAACAGTGGATGGCCTCAACCCTCTCGCATCAACGACATTCAAGCGCTCTGGCGACGACGTAATGTGTTTGTTCAAGCACAGCGCACCGACAACTACGCCGGGGTAAAATACGACACCCTTTCCTTAGAAGAGTTGAGCCGTTTCGAGCACATCAGTTTCATGGCAATGGAACCCCTCATCAACGGACAAGCAGAGAAAGGACCAACCGGACAGCCGATTAGGTTCAGTGCTCAACAGTTCACCGACGAATGCCTTGCAAAGTGGGAATTATGGAAAACTCGACAACAGAAGATGTTTGAACGTGATTTGGCTGCTTTGGGAGAAGCACAAATGGACGATCTCATCTCCGAAGAAGAGCAATCCAAAATTGCCAGCCTTAGCCCATCCGATCTTCGGGCCAAGAAAATGCAAGTGAAGCTTCTCCAAGATTACATCGACGAAATAGAGAAGCAAAAGGAAACAGCGACCCAGCTGAAGGACTTGGAAGACCTTGAAAAGTCCTGCAGTATGGCAGAAGACGAAAAGATACTGGTTGCCGACAAAACACGCGGTCGGCACGCAGCATCAGTTGCCTTCAACATCGAGAGCGAGCACGTGGTGTTCGACTACTTGACCAGTAAGATTGAGGATCCCGGGAATATGACGTTCGAGATTCCCGCATGGAAAGCCTCGCTTATCTGTGTGGCACAGTCTCTTGCCAAATACCCCTATCGATTACTCTATCCTAGAGTTCAACGTGACGAACATCTCGAGTCCGCTCTCGCGCTGTTGAAGAAACTCAACTTCGACATCACCAGAAGTGGGTTCAAAATTTTCGCAGCACGAGCCGGTGTGTTTCTTGGGGTCTTGGGTAGTCTTGTGACACTTTTCCAAGTGGGAAAGTTTGTTTTCAAGCGCCTAAAGAAGAAACCCCAGCCCACTGACACGGCTGCGGAAGCTATGATCCCCTCAGGAGACCAGCAAACGCGACAACGAATGGCCAAACAACGGCTTACGACACAACTGCGAGGGCGAGCCCAAGCAGGCGACGACAATGTACGATCTCTCATGAAGAAAGTAATGAAGAGTATTGTATATTCACGAACACACACGCTCAAAATTCTGAATCTCACCGGACGATGGCTCATCATGCCCTATCACTATGTAACACCATTGTGTAGGGGCAAAGTTGACCTTTGGCTTAACGATCGACAGTACGAGTTTGGAGAAGGTACGCCCTATCCAATCTTGGAAGAGGATTTTATCCGCGTGGGCGAGAGAGATCTTGCCCTGTGGGAAGCACCCAAATGCTTTCCAATTGGACAGAATCTCCTCAAACACGTGGCTACAAATTCCGACTACGAAAACATGCGTAATGTCGAAGCAAAAATGTTAGCCACAGGCCAAGCAACGTTTGACACGTTGGGTGATAATGAACATCTAGACTTGCCGTTTGAAACTGTGTGTTTCACCGCAACTCCTGTTACCAGCTTTGCGTACGCCGATGCTTTTGGCAACCGATACGACCAGTTTGGACTTTGGAAATATCTTGCAAATACCCAGAAAGGGGATTGCGGAAGTCCACTGTTTAACACCAGTAATCAGTTTGCTCGAAAGCTTATTGGCTTGCATGTTGCAGGTGCTATAGGCAAGAATGTGGGTTTCTCTGTGCCACTCGTCAGAGAAGAACTTGAAGATATCGTGGCGGATTCAGTTTCGCTTGAGGAATACGAGCCCACTCTGTTTCTTGACGGAGAAGCAGAGATGAAGTACATCCCCGACGTACCGACTTACACCATTGTAGGAGCGGTTAAGAAAGAGTTTTCAACTCAACTACCAACCGCAACCAAGATCATACAATCACTCCTACACGATACCGTGTCCCAACACATTACAGAACCAGCAGTTTTGCACCCAAGAGATGTTCGGGTAAATAAAGGCATTTCGCCCCTTGACGTCGCAGTGAGGAAGTTCGCAGTGGAAGCAATTCCATTTGATTTCGACGACCTACACGACGTCACAGAGTATTTATCTGAACGTTTTCTTGATATGGCTCCCCTCAGACGACGAGTGGGATGCCTTAGTGTGAAACAAGCCATCAATGGTTTGGACACTGAGTATTACGACAGAATGAACATGACGAGTAGCGAAGGCTACCCCTGGATTGCTTGTAGACCAGGAAACGAAAACTGCAAGCGGTGGATGTTTGAAGCAGACACACCAGACGACCCAGAGAGCCCACTTTCGATCAGCTATGTCCCATTAGCAGAAGCTGTGACAGATAGGCTCTTGAAGTTTAAACGTGGAGTAATACCTAGCACTATCTGGACGGATTGTCTCAAAGACGAACGCCGTCCTCTTGAAAAGATAAGGCTGGGGAAGACACGTCTCTTCAACATTTGCCCAGTCGACTACACCATCGTATGTCGACAATTAACACTCGATTTTTCAGCTGCTTTCTACCATTACCGGTTGCAACAGGACCATGCCGTAGGGATAAATATGGACAGTCTTGAAGCTCACGAACTGGCGTTGGAGTTGCGGAAGAAATCCGTCGTATGGATCGACGGAGATTTTTCCAACTTCGATGGGAAGATAAACAACCAGGTGAAGACGGCTGTTATGAAGATCATCAATCGCTGGTATTCTGCCAACGGTGATTTGGAGTGGAAGATGGCGCGCAAATCACTGTTTGAATGCATTAATTCATTTCGACACATCGTTCTGAATACAATGTATGACACTCATTGTGGCGTACCAAGCGGACACCCCCTCACTGTTGTTGTTAACTCCATTGTTAACATGATATACCTGCGCTGTGCGTGGAAGAAGTTAGCTCCTGTCGAACTGAGGAGAATGGATTCCATGGATGAACAGGTCCGATTCTTCGTGTATGGAGATGATTTCGTTGCGAGCGTAAGACCAGAGGCTCTCGAGTTTTTCAATCGGAAAACTCTTGCAGAATTCTTTGTCACTCACGGAATCGGATTCACACCCGCAGATAAGACTGGAGCTCTCGTGCCATTTTCACCTTGGCAGGAAACCACCTTCTTAAAGAGGCAGTGGAAACACTACTCACCACGCGACATTACAGTCGCCCCACTCGACCAGGCTACGGCCATGGAAGAAATCAACTGGATCAGACGTTGTCCGGATGAGCTTGAAGCTCTCCGTGAGAACATCAGAAATAGCCTCCACCACATCTGGGGGCATGGACGTGTGATCTACGAAAGATACCGCAGTTTAATCAATGCGGAGCTCAGGACGTTCGGTCAAGCCGGCATCCTGCTGAGTTACGACGACATCGACCAAGAATTCTTTGGCTGATGTGAGTTGTTCGACGCAGGACCCCGCGAACCCGGACTGTTGGATTTCCCTTTTTCTCTCTCTCTTTTTGTTTTCTCTTGCTCTCTTGTGAGCCAGCCCAAGACACTACGAACCCAGAAATAAAGACTCACCAAACCTTCGACTTACCTCTTAAAGCTAAGCCGCTAGTATAGGACCCTTTTCTCTTTCTTTTTCGC